TGCTGTAGTTGGCGGTGGCGGTAGTGGTGCTGTCGTAAAAGCCAAGGTAAACACAGATACTTTCGGTGTTGTTAGACTAAATGTAACAAATAGTGGAGCTGGCTACCCCGAAGATGCTCCTATCATCATCTATGATGAATTCAATAATATCGTTGCTGAAGGTCTAGGTCTAACTGACGGCGAGAAGATTGTACAGGCTATCGTTAAGAATCCTGGTGAAGGTCTAAATGTAGACAGCTATGCTGTTGTAAATGCCCCTGCCGTTGAAGGTGAGGGCGTATTCCTATACAACGAGATCGTTGTTGGTAAGGAGTCTGGTATGAAGGCTCGCGTCAGAAGCTGGAATGCTATCGAGTACAAGCTAGATGTAACCAACTTGGATCCAGAGAAGGGAATTATCAACTTCAAGCCAGGTGAGATCATTGAAGGCGAGACTAGTGGTGCTAGATACTCCTACAGTGACTTTGTAAGGAACGACTTACCTGATGGATACTCACAGAATGAGGAGTTCCAGGCGGAAGCCAATGAGGTTGTTGATGCTGATGAATACAACCAATTCCTCAATCCAAACGTCGATTATTTCGATCCAGACAACCCATTCGGTGATTAATTTATAAATAGTTGGGTATCCGTATCAGGAAATAGTTGTGGGAGAGTATTTTTACCACGAAATTTTCAAGAAGACTGTGGTCGGTTTCGGCAACCTCTTCAATGGAATTCAGATTAGGAAGTTAGATCAAGAGAAGAACATCATTAACGTGATGAAGGTTCCCTTGGCGTACGGACCTAATCAAAAGTTTCTTGCTAGACTCCAACAGCAGGGAGAGCTAAATCAGCCCACCCAAATCACGCTGCCCAGGATGTCGTTTGAGATGACTGGTATCACTTATGATGCTACCAGGAAAACTCAGCCAACTCAGATGTTTAAGACTAAAGAGGACGGCACTAAGCTAAAGAAAGTCTATCTTCCTGTACCATATAATGTTAGCTTCGAGCTAAACATTATGGCTAAGTTGAATGAGGACTGCCTACAAATTGTTGAGCAGATCCTACCATACTTCCAGCCAGCTTTCACCACCACTATTGATTTAGTAGATACTATTGGTGAGAAAAGAGATGTGCCCATCGTTCTAGAGAGCGTAAACTTCACCGACGACTATGAAGGTGACTTCTCCTCCAGGCGCATTCTACTATACACATTGACCTTTACTGCTAAGACTTACCTATTCGGTCCAATCGACGAGACTGGCGATGGTCTCATCCGCAAGGTACAAGTCGATTATCATACCGATACACGTCGTACAGCTCCAAGAGAAGTACGCTATACTGCAGAGGTTGATCCATTTGATGCAGAACCTGGAGACGACTTCGGTTTCAACGAAGAAACTGTAGTATTCTTCGACTCCAAGGTTTATAGCCCCACACAAGATGAGGATTACACACCATGAGTTTCGACCCAATCAATGAGGCGCTAGACATTGAGGCAACTGTAAGCCCAGAGCCTAAGACTCACAACCTAGTTCATGTGTCTGATGACGATTCGTTAGCTGACGTTAAAAAGGACACAGACATGAGTGACCAGGAAAGGGACTACCAGTATGCCCGTGCTCAGATCTATTCTCTCATTGAGAAGGGTCAAGAGGCAGTTAATGGTGCATTGGAGCTAGCTTCTGAGGGCGATAGTCCTCGTTCATATGAAGTTGCTATCAATGGTATCAAGAATGTATCCGAAATTGCCGAGAAACTAATCGATCTCCAAAAGAAAGTGAAGGAGCTTGATGAGGTTTCAGTTACTACCAACCAAACCAACGTAACTAACAACTCAGTATTCGTTGGATCCACCTCAGATCTACAGAAGATGATCAAAGAGGGAATCCTAAAAAACCAATTACCAGAGGCTTGATCCCATGGCTAAAGAAAAAAAGAAGTGTAAGAAATGCGCTCGGTGGGAAGAGGAATGCAAGTGTCCTGAAAAGCGTAAGCTTGGATGGTATGGTCTAGACCTCCGTGGTAATAAAGATGACCAGGATGAAGAAGGTACCCCAGTAGATGGCGGTGCTGATGGTGGCGCTATGGGTGAAGCTGTAAAGATGCCCAGAGCCCCTCAGGACAGCGATAAGGATATGCAGGGCATATCTACCGAAAAGAAGAGAAAGAAGCTCTCAGACTTCAAGGATGCTGTTGCAGCAGCCAAGAAGCGTCAGGGTGACGAAGACCGTAAGCATGAGCTTGCAAAGGAGCGCAGGACTAAAGGTATCAAGTTCTATGATGCTAAAGGTTCTGGCTACATCAAAGGTGGTAAAAAACATTACGACTAAATAAATGCGAAAGGCAAAATAATGAAGGACGGATTTATTCGTCGTTGAAGTCCTTATAGCCTTTCCCATTATTTCATCCTCTGCGAACATACAATGGCTAACAAGGGATTATATTACAACATTAACAAACGTAAGAAAGAAGGTAAGGCTCCACTAAAGCCCAGTTCTGATAACTACCCCACAGATAAAGCATTTGCAGACTCAGCCAAGACTGCTAAGGAGGAGTATGCTTCTGAGGGTAAGATGGAAACTGCCCGCAAGAATGTTGGTGCTGATAAATGCTGGGATGGTTACAAAGCCAAGGGCACTAAGAAGAAAGGGGGCAAAGTAGTCCCTAACTGTGTAAAAGAAAAGAAGACTTTTGCTGAATTCTGCGTTGAAGCAGAAGAGGTTGCTGAAGGCTACAAGGAGCTACCCAAGCGCAAGATGGGTATGAAGGCTGGTAAGAAGATCCTATCTGCTATCGGTCATGCTGCTAAGGCTGGTGAGCACACCGATGAGCGTGATATTGAGCCACAGATCCGCACTCAGAAAGCCAACAAGAAGGCTAGGCAAGCTGAGAAGATTCATGACGTAGCCAAAGGTCACAGCCCCTCCAAGTCAAAGCTAAAGAATATCCGTAACAACCTCAAGGGTATGGCTAAGGAGGAGATTGAGATCCTAGATGCTGACGGCAATGCATTTGCTGAAGTTGTAGATCTAATCCAACCAGAAGCAATGACCGGCTGGAGACAGCAAGTAATGTCTGAGATCAGCGAAGACAGCCAGAAGTGGGTTAGTGGAGCACTAAGCGTAAAAAAGCCCCAGTAGCAGCCGAGTTGCAGACAGAAGCTGCTTGGACCAAGAAAGAAGGTCAAAATAAAAACGGTGGTTTGAATGAGAAGGGGCGCAAGTCCTATGAGCGTGAGAACCCAGGTAGTGATCTAAAAGCACCCAGTAAGAAAGTCGGCAACAAGCGCCGTGCCTCATTCTGCGCTAGAATGAAAGGGATGCGTAAGCGTCAAAAGCCCAGTAACAATACTGGCGACGACAGACTCTCTAAATCACTACGAGCATGGAACTGCTAAAACACGCACTTAACAACGATTTGTTTTTAGGTGCTCTTTGCTACATACTTATCATGGTTCCCACACTTGGAATCATGTTTATCCATCGAAGATGAATATATAGGAAGTTCTCTCATTGAACTTAATGATGGACTTCTATTCAACCTTCGTTTCCTTAATTGTTGTTCTTTTTGCGATTAATCTACTCAAAATAAGCAGATGACTTCCTCCTCCAACCTAAACTACGTCAGATATACCGATACACCCGGTGTAGCAGATCCAGATCAGCCTAGTACAACTCCAGGCTCAGAGGATCCCGGCGATGGTTGGGAGACAAAAGAGTATAATAACTATAACGGCGATTACATCAGACACGGGGATACACCCGGTGACGATAGCGTACCTCAACCATCTCCTAATGGTGGAGATTATGTAAGGTATTCAGACACCCCAGGTGTTCGTGCACCTGATCCAGAACCATACGAAAGAAACTAATTGAAACTGCCCTACATAAAGTAGGGCTTTTTTAATGCAATGGCTGACACACAGTATCTCGGCAATCCTAATCTAAAGAAGACTAATGTTCCTTTTAGTTTTACTAAGGAGCAATTTGATGAGATGATAAAGTGTGCTCAGGATCCAATTTACTTTGCCCGTAATTATATCAAGATCGTTTCTCTTGACCACGGTATTATTCCGTTCAAGATGTATGACTTTCAGGAAGAGCTTGTAAGAAGTTTCCACGAAAAGAGATTTACCATCTGTAAGATGCCCCGTCAGACGGGTAAGTCCACTACTTGCGTTTCTTTCCTACTACACTACCTAATCTTTAACGATAACGTAACCATCGGTATTCTTGCTAACAAGGCGTCCACTGCACGTGAGATTCTCGGTCGTCTTCAGCTAGCTTATGAAAACTTACCCCAGTGGATGCAGCACGGTATCATCTCCTGGAACAAAGGTTCTGTTGAACTAGAAAACGGATCTACCATCCTTGCGGCTTCTACCTCAGCGTCAGCCGTTCGTGGTATGTCGTTCAACATCATCTTCCTAGACGAATTTGCGTTCGTTCAAAACAACATTGCTGATGCGTTCTTCGCGTCTGTATATCCTACTATTACTTCTGGTAAATCAACGAAGGTTATCATCGTTTCTACCCCGCACGGTATGAACCACTTCTATCGAATGTGGAATGATGCGGAAAAAGGTAAGAATGATTATAACCCGATTGAGGTTCACTGGTCGGAAGTTCCGGGCAGGGATGAAGTGTGGAAAGAAACTACTATTAAGAACACGTCCGAAGAACAGTTCAAGGTTGAGTTTGAATGTGAGTTCATCGGTTCGGTTGATACATTGATTGCTCCCTCTGCATTACGTAGAATGGAGTACAGGACACCAGACACCTCTAGCGAGGGCTTTGACGTGTTTGAAGAGCCCAAGGAGGGTAATAGATATATGATCACCGCAGACGTCGCTAGAGGCGTAGGAAAGGACTACTCAGCCTTCATTGTGTTTGATATCACGGCATTCCCCTACAAGGTGGTTGCAAAGTATCGCGACAATGAGATCAAGCCGATGGTCTTCCCAAGCATCATTAAGAAAGTAGCCAAGGCATACAATATGGCTAACGTTCTTATTGAGGTTAATGATATTGGTGATCAGGTTGCTTCTATTTTGAACTATGACTTGGAATATCCAAACCTATTGATGTGTGCGATGCGCGGAAGGGCAGGACAGCAGCTTGGAAGCGGCTTCAGTGGCTCTAAAACACAATTAGGTGTAAAGATGAGCGTAGCGACTAAGAAGCTAGGATGCAGCAATCTGAAGGCTCTGGTGGAAGAGAACAAGTTGGTCTTTGAGGACTTCAATATCGTTCAGGAGCTAACCACATTTATTGCAAGGAACAACTCATTTGCGGCTGAAGATGGCTGTAATGATGACTTGGCTATGTGTATGGTCAGCTTTGCTTGGGCAGTAGCTCAGGACTTCTTTAGAGAGATGACTGATAACGATGTTCGTAAAGAAATCTACGATGAGAAGGAAAATCAGATCGAGCAAGATATGGCTCCTTTCGGTTTTATGAACGATGGAACTGAGGGTGATAGCTTCGTTGATGCTCAAGGAGATACTTGGAGTAACGTCGATGAGTATGGAAGTGCTAGTTATATGTGGGATTATATGTAAGTCCTCGGTGAAAAGTTCATTTTCCTAAATATTTTTAGATTATTTCGGACTTTCACGAGGGAGTAAAGATGCCTGTAAACTTAGCATCACCCGGCGTTCTAGTCAGAGAAGTCGATCTTACCCTAGGTCAGGTCCAGACTTCTACCGACAAGACAGCCGCTATTGTATCCCCCTTCGCAAGGGGACCTGTTGATGAGCCTGTCCTAATCGCCAGCGAAAGCGAGTTACTAAGAGTATTCGGTGAGCCTTCTTCTACTGATAGACAGTATGAAGGTTGGCTAACTATCGCATCATACCTAGCGTATGGTGGTATTGTGCAAGTTGTTAGACCAGATAATGATAGCCTATCTAATAGCTTTGTTGGCGCGGGCTCGTCCATTAAGATCAAGAGCCTAGAGGACTACAATGCTAGAGGATATGATGAGAGCATCATTCCTGGCGTAACCGTAGCATCCAGAGACCCCGGTTCATGGGCTAACGGCGTAAAGGTTGCTTTCCTAGACGGAAAAGCTGACCAGATTCTAAACATTGCCGATGTAGCACTACAGCCCGAGGTTGCTCTACAGCGCCCAGTCATTCAGCGCATCAGCAAGGTTGCTGCTGGAGCTGGTGTAACTGCTCTAGTCGAAGGCGATCTAAAGGGTATCATCACAGGTATCAACACAGCTACCGATCAGGTAGAAGTTAAGATCCTATCATTCACACCTTCATCAGGTCCTAAGGCTGGTGTTGAGAGTGAGGTAGACTATCAGCAGGGCGGCACATGGTCCTACGTTGCTGGTAACCTCAGCGTACTAGATGCAGTCGGTGTTTCCACCAGTGCTGTTACTGGCGCACCTCTAGACTGGTTTGATGAGCAAGAGATCACCCTACAAGGTGGTCGCGTTTCCGTATCCTGGAACTCAATCGCAAACCGTCCTACCACAACCGAATTCGCACGTAGCCGTAATTCACGTTTCGATGAATTCCACGTTGTAGTATTCGACGACACCGGAGACATCACCGGTAATGCTGGTAGCATCCTAGAGAAGAACATTGGTATTTCCAAAGGTAAGGATGCCGAGTTCTCTGTTGGAACTCCTTCCTACTGGAGAAAGCACCTAGCAAACACCTCCAGCTACCTATTCGGTGGTTCTGAGCCCGAAGGAACTGTACCCCTATCATTTGAAGCCGATGGTTTAACACCTGAGACTGGCGGTGAGTGGGATCAGCAAATCCGTAACACCATCTTCTTTGGCTGTGGTAACCAACAGCTAATCCTAGAAGGCGGTAAGAACTACGACGGTCTAGAGGACATCGACAAGGCTGGTTCACTAGACGTTGGAGTTGGCGACATCGCTGCTGGCTACAACAACTTTGAGTCTGATGACGAAACCAACGTAGACTTCCTACTAATGGGTTCCTCATCCTACACAGAGGCAGAAGCACAGTCACTAGCCAACAAGCTAATCGCTGTTGCTGAACTACGTAAGGACGCTATTGCATTCATTAGCCCCTATCGTTCTTCCCAGATCACCGACTCTGGTGCCGGTGCTCAGGTAACAATCAACTCTAACCAGATCACAGAGAACATCATCAGCTTCTACAGCACCGTTGCTTCTTCAAGCTACGCTGTTCTAGACACCGGCTACAAGTACATGTACGACCGCTTTGCTGATAAGTTCCGCTATGTCCCCCTAAACGGAGACATCGCCGGTTGCTGTGCACGTACCGATCAGGTAGCTTTCCCCTGGTTCTCACCCGCTGGTACTACACGTGGTTCCATCCTAAATGGTGCACGTCTAGCTTACAACCCAACCCAGCTACAGAGAGACCGCCTCTACTCTGCTCGCGTCAACCCAGTAATCTTCGCTAACGATGTTGGCGGAATCGTCCTATTTGGCGACAAGACTGCACTATCTGCATCTTCTGCTTTCGATAGAATCAACGTTCGTCGTTTGTTCATCTACATCGAGCAAGCCATCTCTTCTGCTGCTAAGGACCAGCTATTTGAATTCAACGATGAAGTTACTCGTACCAACTTCGTAAACATCGTAGAGCCTTTCCTCCGCGACGTTTCATCCAAGCGTGGTATCACCGACTTCGTTGTTGTCTGCGACGAAACAAACAACACTCCTGCTGTTATCGACAGAAACGAGTTCGTTGCTGATATCTTCGTCAAGCCTACCCGTTCCATTAACTTCATCGGTCTAACATTCGTTGCTACACGCACCGGAGTTAGCTTTGAAGAGGTAATCGGTACCGTCTGATCATTTACTTAACAGCAATAAGGAGTTTAACCCACAAT